TCATGTCATCCATAAAGATGGTATGATCTGCATAATAATCTGCATCATCACTTCCAAGAAAATCATATAATGCACCATTAAATACATCATCTTGACCGTAAATAGACATGATCTGAAAAATCCAGGAACTATGGATGATGGTCGTCATTTTGTACAATCCAAATGGATTTGTATGAATCAATTTTTTGTAGAATCTTAATGGATTCTTTAGGAACTTAGAGATTTATTTTCTATACTTACTATATGGAACATGAATGCCCTATCTGCAAAGATACCTTTGAGATGGAGTCTGGTCTTTTGGCACATAATCGTTCAAAGAAACATCATTACAATGTAAAAATGGAAGATAAAGATCAACAGATTAAACAATTGATTTCCCTTTTACTATCTCTTCATCCAGATAAACGCGACAATGTAGAGTTAATTCTTGAAAAGAAACCAGTCAATGAAGAAGATATAGAACGCCAAAAGATTGTAAAGAAGTTGGAGAAGGAACATCTGATTAAGAGAATTGAGAAAGAAGAACGCGAACGGTACACCATGAAAGAAGCTTTTGATAGAATTCAAAAAATGAAACTTTCCATTGAATCATTGAGTGATAATGATATCATGGAATTTGTAGGTACACCGGATCCAAATGTATACGTAGAGTCATGGAAGACAAATATTCGTACTCAAATCATGTGCAAAGGATTAGAAGATTTACCAGTTATGCAAGAACCATATTGGATGAAACAATTTTATAACGAACAAAAAATCACAATATCCGATGAACCTGGAAGGTTCACATCTTAAACTTGAGTGCATGCCGTTTCATGCCTGAACCTTTCTCTCTCATTTCTACATCTGTTAACATTTTCTGAGCTGCACCGCCGCGCTTTACATGGTGCTTAAGGTATTTGAGGTGGTGAAAGTGTTTCTTAGAGATTCCCATGGCAACGAGAAGTTTGTGCATACTTATTCCTTAGATTTTTTTTCTACGAATCATAAGAGTTATTGCTACATTTGGATCATTGGAATAAATAGTACTCAAATTCTGATCTACAAAACTTAATAAAAAGTTAGAATATGTACCATCATTAATGTCAATCCATTTCTCAAACGATGGAAAATAATTGATATTACTTCCATAAGTAGTATTAATGGGAAATCCATCAAGTACATCCGATGGAACCGTTACGTTATTCTTCAATATACTGCATCGTACAACAATAGAATTAATGTTAGACCCTACTGGCGCGACTACTGGGGAAATACCTGCTGCAGTCTGTGCCGCAGAACCTGTCTGACTATAAATTGATGTCTGTTGCGTTGCTGGAAAAGTACCAGATGGCCAACCAATCAATGCATTAATTCCACCAGATGTAGGTAATACAAGTTGTGGAGTATATGCAGTAGTGGGTAAGCCACCTGCTCCCGTTCCCCACTTACCACCCGATCCATAGTTATAAGACCCTAAAGTAGTGGGTACAGGTGAACAAACTACTTGGGTTGTGTAATATGTAGCATTTACGGTAATGTTAAAAAAATAAACATTTTGTGTTCCACTTACAAGATAATAGTTATTGGCAATGCATTGATTCTGAATATAGTTTTGAATGTCACTTACTGCATAGAATCCGTCAGGTAATGTAATGGATAGTGTTTGTGTACTTCCAAGTACTGGAAAGATAAGGCTAAACGTTGTATTAGCATAGTATTTAGATACATTGGGGAAGGCATATGGTATAGTAACACTTGATACACACATTTCCATATCTTTTGCTACAAAGTTACCAGCTAAAAACGTGTACTTGAATTGAGTATTCGTGGCAGTACTAACATTGTTTGAACCATTCAAAATGAGTGAAAATGACATAATATACTAAAAGAAAATATTATTCTATAGTATGTCATCGTATCCGCCTCCATCTTATGTAGTGACTATTTATAATCCATCTTATTTTAATACATCTGGTACCGGGCTAACACAAACACAAGCAAACACCTTGTATTTACAAAAAACGGTATCTGATACGGCTACTGCTTTGGAAACATTTAGTTCTGGTGTAGCTGTAAATACGATACAGCCAACTAGTGCAACTGGAGACATGTCTATCTATCCAGCTCAAACAGGTGGTAACTTGTACATTGGTGTTAATTCTTCATCAAGTTCTGGACGTACTGGAACCGTTCACCTTGCAGATGGTAACTCCATGCCTGTAGGTGCTAACGTTCACATTAATAATGGTACAACGAATCAGTCCAATACAAACATCATGAATGGAGCTACTACATCGGGTACATGCAATATCATGACGGGTGCCACTACTACAGGCACAGTAAATATATGCACGGGTACAAGTACGGGCCAATCTTCTACAGTTCACATAAGCGATGGTACGACTACTGGAGCCGTTTCCATTGGTAACACAAATAATGCCGTTACATTATGGAATACAATTACCAATTTAAGTTATGCAACAGCACCAACATTAGCAGTAACAAATCTTGGTTATAGTTATAGAGTAACTAGTTTATCTACTTCATCCTCTATTTCATCAGGTGGAACAGGTGCTTGTTATTCTCCATCTACTGGAACTACATCTAATTATTTAAATCCGGGTACATATACTGTATCTTTGAATGCATATACTGTTTTTTCTTATGTATCTCCTCCAACTGCATGTGCTTTGTCATTAACGGTTGGAATCATTACAACTGGAACCACAACACCTTCAGGAATAACATCAATTACTGGTTGTAGTATAAGTGCTACAAAAAATGACGTGAATACAAATTCATTTAATCATTATCCAACATTTGTTTTTACAGTTACTACGGCAGGATATTATTATGGAATGGCTTATATATCTTCTGTTACTATGACGGGTGGATCTTTACCTGTTGTTCAAGCTTCATGCCAAATGCTAAGTTTAATTAGGATTGCATAAATTATCTTTGACAGCATACAGTTCTATGCAATGCTGCAATTCCATATACTGCAACTCGTATCGCTTAATATGATCCAATAGCAGTCCAATAAACTCCATATGTTCCTGATGTTGCTACAGCAGCATTATTGTTACACGCTAAATAAGAAAAAGAATTAGTAGAAACACTATAAATTGTATATGTCATTCCTGATATTACTGTTCTTGTAGATGTTCCAATAGGTCCAAGCGTGATAATAGGATTACTTCCAAATGCTGTAAAAGAAACAGTAAAAACTCTGGAACTAGCAGCACCAATAGACGCACTTTGAGTATCTGTTCCAGTTTGTATAAAAGACCCACGACCTGAACCATAACCTGAAGTCAAATTGCCTTTATCAAAAGATATTCCACCCGTATATAAACGAAGTCCATAATATGGATAAATACACATCGCCTGAACATAAGTAGTTGTTGCGAGAGGATTTGATGAACCACATCCCCCTATAGAAACACCACCATATGGAGCATATCCTGCTATAGTTGTAGCATTATCAGTTCCATTATAGTAACCGAACCCAATACCAGTTAAAGACGGCAAAGCACGAGGAATAGCATTATTAAAAAACATTTCTACATTATTAGAAAAAGTTTGAAGGATTCCTGTTCCATCTGATGCTGAACCACTTGATGATATTATTCTTGAATCATAATTTGTATCAAATAAACCGCTACTATGAAAATCAATAATGTTTGTTGTTGTGGATGAAGCAGTTTCAATATAGGTATTTTTTGTTCCTGTTGTATTTTGTGCTATATTAGTAGTACCAGTTATATTTGTAGTAATACCATTTGAACCTACATTTATTGCTGTTGCATTTGCAGTCCCAATATTGATTGTAGATGGTGTAACACAAGCAACATTAAAAACTCCACCTGAAAAGGCAGCATCAATAGAAGGTGTTTGAAAAGAATTATTTACTGTTACTGCTCCTGATAATGATATAAATCCAGCACTATATCCTATACTCATTATTCCTGATGCTAAAGTTTGATATATACCATTTGTTACAATTCCACTTGAAAATGTTTCTAAAGCAGTAGCAGTATCAGCAACAGTTTTTTTTAAATAGGACGCGTCTGCCTCTGCTTTAGATAAACCTGTACTTGTTGCTTGTTCAATAATAGTAGGATTGAATGTAACACCATTGAAAAATAAATTAGATGGAGGATTAAAAGCAGTCATTATACTATAATAATATAAAATATCTAATCATAATATATGTCATATAATCTAGTACTGAACTCAAATAATGCTATCAATAATAGTACATATCAATATAAGTTTATTAATGGTAGTTTTCAAATTTATGATGAAGCAGAACTTGCTATTAGTAACATCCAGATTCCATATTCATGGTTTAATGTTACAAAAGCTTATAATAATAATATTTTTACATTTACCTTTCCTGCTACAGGAGCAACTTTTTTTACTGGAACAGTTACAATTCAAGATGGATTCTATACGGTAACAGATATAAATGCATTTTTACAGCAATATTGTATTACAAATGGATTATATTTGATTAATTCTTCTGGACTATATGTATATTATTTAACTCTACTTTATAATAGTACTTACTACGGTGTTCAAATTGTGGCTCAATTAGTTCCTACATCAGCTCCTTCTGGATGGACTGCTCCTGCTAATTGGGTAGGATATCATTCTTCTTCTTTATGTCCTCAAATCACTATAACCAGTAATAACTTTGGAAAAATCATAGGTTATACTGCTGGTACTTATCCTTCTGTAAACACGGCAAATGCATCCACTTTGAATACTTTTACTCCATTAGGATCCAATGTGAATTCTCTTATTATACGTTGTTCTTTAGTAGATAATCAAGTAGGAGTGCCAACCGATGTACTAGATACCATGCCAGTCAATGCAACATTTGGATCTAATATAAATTATCAACCACCTTCTTTAAAATGGATTAAATTATCACCAGGTACATATCAGTATTTGACCATTACCTTTGTAGACCAAAACTTGAATTCTATTCTCGCGCAAGATCCAAATGTATGCATATCATTACTTTTAAAAAATAAAGGAAAGGAAGTAAAGAAAGTCATTCCAAAATTAAATATTAGTGTTTAGTATGTCGGATTACGTAGCGAATTGGTATGAGAAATTACCAGCGGATTTAAAATCAAACTCTAAAGTAGATAAGAATTTTAAGAAACATCACATTTTACCTAATTCTATCATTGTATGCATAGGAGGTACAGGCTCAGGCAAAACAAACGCTTTGATTGAATTTCTTTCACGTAAAGATGAAGCTTTTTATGAAATTATTCTTTTTAATCCTGTGAGTGCACAAGAACCATTATATGAAATGTTACAACAAAAGATACCTGAAATGAAGGTCATTACAGACATTGCAGATCTACCAGATGTAAAAAGCTTTGAAGAAGACCGTAAACATGAGAAGCTTATTATTTTTGATGATTGGATTAATTTGAAACCAAAAGAGATGAAAAAGCTAAATGACTTTGCCATTTCAGGTAGAAAGGCCGGATTTACATCATTCTTCATGACTCAGTCGTACACGGCCACTCCTAAGATTATTACACGTAATGCCAACTACTTTATTATTTTCAAGTTGAATGATAACCATACGATTCAAAATATTTTAAAGAATCATAACATTCATGATATTGACAAGGAACATTTCAAAAAAATGTACCATGAGGCTACTAATGAACCACGCTCCTTCTTCATGATTGACCTAAAAGGAGGTAAACTATCTCATTTACGGAAAAACTTTCTTAATATGTATAAATGTTAAATTGAATCCAAATGTATTCACTGTAAAAGACTATGAAGAATAAGATCATTTTTTTTGGTATCTCTATTAAAGAGCGCAGCGTAATCATCCATGGCTTTCTTTTTATTAGTACGTTTATTCATGTATTTGATACATCCAACACAATAGAATCCACAAGAGGTTTGATTTAAATCTTGATTCTCTCGTTGATTCCAAAAGTATTCACCTAATCTATCTTCTAATTCTTGAGGTGGTTTGAATCCAAATGAATCATAATAGCAATATAAATCACCACTTTTATAAAGCATAGTCCAATGAGAATGACCATTCAAGTTAATAATGTAGTATCCATTTTTTAAGGTAGGCAACTCTTTTACTGTAAAACAACCATGGAAAGATGGAATAGATTTACATAGATTGTCCAAGTCATCACTTGTAGTTACATTGTTTCCACCAATTTTCATGACTTTACCTCCTTGTAGTAGAGCATTGAAATAACCACCAAGATCTGTTAATGTATTGGCAAATTTTCTTAAATAGGGATTATTTTTAAAAATGGAACGTGTATCTTGTTTTACAAACTCTGCAAGTTCTGGAGTATCTAATCCATTGGCTTGAAGTACACCCATGATAAATACTTGGCAATTGTTAGAATTAGATTGATAGGGAAGAAAGCGAGTACCCATGTAGGATTGAGTATTTACAAATAATTCATTTACTGTTTTTCCTACTGGAAAGGAAGAAGTAAACTCTACGCCTGGCTTTCTACTTCTATCTTCTCTTACCAAATTAATCCGTTCAATCTTTTCTAGAATCCATTTGGATTCACCTAAATCTAATTCAATAAAAAGATGAAAAAGTTGGTCGTAGGGTACATTGGCAATGGTTCGGAGTGTACCTTGTACAATGGCTTGCACTGGAGTACGTCCACACCTTGCACTTATGATTTGTTTGTCGCCTATCTCTTCCAATGCGCGAGATACATTGGGAGGGATATTTTGTTTCATATTCAAAACACGTTTGATATAGTTCATAGTATATGGTGAGTTTTTTTATGCCTTGATAAATGACATTTTGTTATAATAGCTCCACATTCACATGTAACTTTTTCTTTTCTTTTTTCTGTTATTTGTTCTTTATTATCTTCACGATATTTTTTTTTTCTTTCTAATATTTTTTCTTTGTTTTCTTCTCGGTATTCTTTCATTTGTTTTAATATTTTTTCTTTATTTGCATGATATCGTTCATTATTTTTTTTATTTCGTTCTTCTCTATTACAACGTTCTTTTTCATAATTTGGATTAGAAATTGCTCTAAACATATTCAATTCAGGTTTTAATTCATCAATCCAATACTGTTCTCGTTTTTTTAGTTCTTCTTTTGTTTTACATTCATATTTTTCAATTAATTCTATTTTAAAATGTTCAATACCAATTTCTCTCATATGTACATATAAGGTTGAATTACGTCTTCCAGTTGTATCTTTTGATTGCATACGATGTACATTCATTCTATCACATAAGCGATAATAAGTTGAACTACCGATATAAATCTTATCATTTATATCGTTTGTGATCTTGTAAATCTTTGCATGTTCCATTATATATTTGTATGGTGAGGGTTTAAATCAATTTTTTTGATTAATCATTTAACATGCATCAACCCCGTACCCAGCTGGCATTAATGCTTTTCCATGATGAACACGATGATGAGGATGAGCATGGTGGGCGCGACCAGCTCCCATTTCAGTTAACTTAAGACGAAGAGCATGGCGACCCTTAGCAAGAGCTGCCTTCTGTGCTTCACTCATTACACGCTTTGCTCGGTGTGCCCGCCTACGTACACCCATACCGGCCATACTTGCTGACTGATCACCATATGCATTGATATTGTTAACGGCCTGGTCTGTCAATGCACCAAGGATAGGCTTTGCAACTGGCTTAAGATAATCACCAATGGCAGTCGTCCACTTCTGAAATTTCTTAATACCTTTAGGTCCCTTTCCAGTAAGTGCCTTGTGGGCAACGCGTCCTACATGGCTACGAAGATGCTGATTATGCTCAATAGCATAGGGATCAAGCGTAACAGTAACGGCAGATCC